ACGCTTTCCTCCATCAGATTCAATACCTAGGCGCAATTTTCCAACGCTAGATTTTAGAGCTTTTCCGCTCTTCCCGACAAGAATGCTTTTTTCTTAGATACGAACATCTTGTCTCAGAACAATAGACTTTTCTCGTTTCTTTGGTCTTCTTGTTCTTTCTTTGGTGCTGTCACAACCAGTCGAGCCACTTTCCTAAACTAAACCACCTTTGTGTCCCCGTTTCCGGTGATTAATTTATTTAGGGATATGACTTTAACCAGTATTAATACTGAAAGCACGTTTCGCAGCCTCTTATTCTTGGCTGCCATTAATTCTAAGATCATCACTAAAAACGATTTTGAATAAATCCAAATCGCAAAGTCCTGCAGATTCGTTAAGTTGACGTTAGAATTAATAACCTTTCGCCTCATGGTCTGAAAAGGCATGTTAAACCTTTTCATCTGCATACATAGCAGTCTAGGCATTCATGCATACGACACCATTATCGTAAAATCCTTTCTCTATGGCACCAAATTTCAGTGCTCTTAAAAGAAGAATGTCTTCTACTAAATGGGATGCTTTTTCTGATTTGTAGCCTAGATAAAGAGCAAGAGGATGAAGGCAAGGGTCGTTGATGATAGAATCATTTCGTTTCATGTAGTATTGCTTCGTAGAGATAGTTTTCTTGATGTCTCTGTACATTTTGAATCCGCTTATGGATCCGTCGCTGAAGCAAATTTTCGAACAAAAATCTATGTTCCACCATTAACGCACGCTTATCTTTGAATGGTCAATCACCTGTCCAAGCCCGACGCTTTTGTTTTAGCTCTTCTTTGAAGCAGTTCGCTTGATGATCGTTCGTACAAGTGGGTTAACCAAGCAGGCTCTACATTAGTGGAAAGTATCATCTCCGGCAGCAGCATTCCAAATCCCTTGGGCGCATGATTTCTAAGAATCCCAAGGCTAGAGGATGCCCATCTAAATCTAATAGAGCCAGTCAAACATCAGACTGTGGAAAGTATTCACGAGAGTGGTACCTGCTGGGTCGCCACTAGTAGTGGTACCCCAAACTGGAATGCAAATCCAGTTGCTTTCATCAGCAAATTTAAGTTAATTAAACTGTCTGCAGGAACTTTTCATTCTGTCATCCCATTAAGGTCCGTTCACTCCAGGTATGTTCACGAAGAGATAATTTTAATAATCTGTCACGCTTTTGTGAAATCGTTAGACGTAGTCGACGACAGAATATTTAAAAATCTCCGGATACTGAAATTGCATTTCTTCAAACCACCAAGTAATCAATGTATCTTTGCAGATTTAGAAGAAGTTGGTGGCGATCAGTTACCTGACTGGACCTTTTTGATTGCCGTCAAAGGCACTCCCGTCTTTCGAAATTGACATTATCTAACACCCGTGTTAGCAAGGAGCCAATTCAGCAACTTTCCCTGAAATAAGTTATTGCATTTCTTTCTTAGGAAGGCCTTGGATGAATCCAGGCAGAACTTACTTCAGGACTTAAAAGCAGCCGCTTTGCCATGCTTGAACGAATCCTTTGTCGCACGTATTGCAAATGCATCTCGGACGTTCATCAACTCCAAATATGTTCCCTTCGTTATCAATGGTAGCATTGCTATCGTAGCAGAAGACTTACCCGCTTTTTGAAAAGCAAGTGAAAGCCTTGATAGGTGGGCTCTTTAAGTTAGCATGCTTCAAAAACTCCTAGAGGTAGGAACACTTTTTCGTTATGGACCAACCTGGTTTCGTCATAAATTTGTTGATTGGGTCAAGACTCCTGAATTTCGTACGGATAGAATCTTCATTAATAAGAAACTTATTCTTAATGAAGGCGCAAGCTTTTTACACATGGGGCTTGCATCTAGTAATGTACGTGGAATCAACGCTGACCTGAGAAACCAACAATCGTTGAAATACGGAGATGATTAAATTTTGGACAGTTTTACCAAATTCATACTCTTGAGCTCTATCATCGCCGACAATCAAGGAATATCCCGTTTTGACACATTTGCCTTCAGTTGATAATGGGATAAGGACGTCTTTCCTGTTTGTAACAGGATTGGGATTATCAATGACCCAAGTCCTGACCGAACTAACAATTCGATCATAATATCCATCAGAAATCGATTTCACTCTCAAACTTTTGTGAACATCAATAATGA